ATTAGTTGAAACCGCTAAAGTCAATGGAGTTTCTGCGCTAGCGCCACCTCCTGATGACTCACCCGAGACTGAGCACCTGTAGCCACCCGCACCTGCTCCACCTCCTAGCTGAAAGGTAGAGCCACCTCCGCCGGCAATCACCAGGTATTCAACGGTTAGGGGAACTGCCCCAGAATAAAATTGTTTCCAAGCTCCGCTGATTTTGACGTGTCCTTCATCCACGTCTTTCCAAGCTCCAGAGATTTTGACGTGTAAGGAATCTACGTCTTTCCAGCTACCGCTTATTTTTGTATGCCCTGTCACGCTATCCCCTTATGGTGTGTAAACCAACCAAACGTCTCCGTCTGATCCACCGCTAGGTGCTGAGGTTGAGAGATAAATGTTACGCACTACACCCGAACCTGCTGCTGCGGTAGTGACTTGTCCGTTTGTTTCTGAAACCTTGCCATCGAGCTGAGTCTGGATTGCCGAGGTAACTCCATCGACATAGTTCAATTCCGTAACATCCAGAGTCGCACCGTCAAGAATGTTTAGCTCTGCGGCTGTTGCGGTAACGTCGCTAATTTGTGATGCGGTGATTGAGATTGCCGAACCAATCGCAGTGTAATCTGCGTTCAGAGTGACATCTCCTGTTGTGCCTCCCCCAGTCAATCCTGTTCCTGCGGTGACTGCTGTGATGTCGCCAGGGTTTGACACAGACTGCCATGCTGAGCCGTCGTAGTATTCAAGTGCGTCGGTGTCCGATAGATAGGCAATCATGCCTTCTGCGACTGCGGTCCCAAGTGCTGATCCGCGAGCGCCGGAGTCAGCGTAAACCTGCACTACTTGGTCTTGAACATAGGATTGAAAGTCTGCGGCCTCTACGACCTCAGCGATTGCCCATTCTTTCCAGCTCACAATTCTCCCTAATAACCTAGTGCGTTTCCTAGTCTACCGAATAACAAGTCTGAGAGCCTCCAGAACTCTCCGTCGATAGAACCGAGGCCGAGCGTTACCTTGTGCGATGTCTCGGTTACTCTCTGTGACATTCTAATAATCTCCGCGTATCTATCTATCTGCGGAGGAACGTTGTTAGGTGTGAACTTTACCTGCACGAAATCGCCTAGCTCAAGATTGAGAATGTTTGTCTGCGTTGCGTCGGCTAGGTCGATAATCTCAACTTCTAGCGCCTCGAAGCGATACTCAGGTTCGGCGTATTGAGAAACTAGGTAGTTCGCTAGGTTGTCCGCACTCGTGTCGTTGTCTAATGGCAGATTAGAACGCGTGAGGCTCTGTATGCCATAAGTATCTTGTGAAGCTTCGTCATTAGCTGTAGCGGTTCCTCCGCCCTCGACTGAGATTACGACTTGGTTGTAGAGAAGCTCTGCACCGTAGACGACAGCAAGATTCTGATAAGGGATACCGCTGCCATCATCGGCAAAGACTATGGGCGTGCCTGCGGACTCAGCATGACGATCAAGGAACTTTACGTCACCGGTCTTAGAGATAAATAACTCACCAGGTTCAGACTCAGCAATCTTATTTAGATACCCAAGTGCGTTAGTGCCCTCGTCGATTACATCTGCCTGTAGGTATTGCTTTCCTGTTTCTACGTCCACGCGAGTATTAGGCCACTGCACGCCAGCGTTTGTAAGGATGGCTGCCACGCGCTCACCGGTGTATTGAGCAGTTGCGGTTCCGCCTGAGAGTGATTGGTTGGCGAACTGCGCGAAAGCATCTGAGGACTTGATTATGGCGTAGCTGTTACCCGATGGCTCGTAGCTCAAGTCCCAGTCGTCAATGACTGCTTCGACCTGTATAGCATCATTTGATGTTACTCGCACGCTGCGCTTAGGGATGATTTGACCGCGATAAGGACTTGAGCCAAATAGCGGATCGAAGATGCGTGAGTTGTTGTCTAGCGTTACGTCTAGCTTTCCGGCTTGATAGCGGTCAAGCTGTCGAGACTTACCGCGACCAATTGAGTATTGAACAACGTAAGGCGTTACGTCTTGGTAGATTGCGCCGCCGAGGATTGTCTGCGGTGCATCAAGGATTCCATAGAACGCGTCGTCTAGCTTTGCAAACTCAGCGTCCGGCAATCCCGACAGGTCAAAACCAATCTCAACTTTATTGGTTGCCATTACGCCCTCGCAAAGACTCGGCCGCTAGCACGCTCGTATCTAATGATTTCGTCTACAATCTTTCGCCCGATGTCTTGCCCGTCTGCTCCCATGCCAGCGTTTACGGTAATAGCAATTTTGCTTCCTCCGTCTCCCATAAATCGCTCTAGTCGATCAAGTGGAATCACCGCTTCGCTTTGTCCTGCTTCACCGATGATGCCAAGAGTCCCGCCAGAACGCGCAGGAACTATGCCGCCATCAGCAAAACGTGGAGGCAAGAATCTACGCTGTTGTTCCTCAACAAACCCACCTACGATTTTCTCAAAATCCAAACCCGTAATTTTCAGTCCACCAAAGATTTTGTCTAGAGTTGGTGTCTTTCCACTAAGCAGGTCGAGAATGTTATTCAGCGAAGTTAGTGCCCCAACGACGGGAGTAAGTGCTTCTTCAAGTACGCGCAAGCCACCAATGATTGACGCACCTGTGAGATCGAGTAGATAGTTCACTAATCCAGATTCAACTAAGCGCTTAGCTTCTTCCGCAAACTCGCCAAAAGATTCTGCAATAGTCTTTACCGCATCTTGAAACCTCTCATCAGCGATGAGGTCTGTAACCTTTTTCAGTATTGTTTCAGCCAGAGTTGTAAAGAAATCTACGACGTTTCCTAGCGGTTCCTCTAGAGATTCAAAAATGCTTTTCAAGCCAGGTAACGCATCGTCAATTAGAGGCTTTAGAAACTCGCCAATGTCCTCGGCAGCCATCCAAATTTTGTCGAATAAATCAATTAGAACCGGAGCTGCTTCATCAATTAGCGGCTCTAAGCGTGTTAGCAAGTCTTGTAGCTTCGGAGCTAGCTGCGAACCTATCTCAATCGCTACGTCTGCAAGCTTGGACTTTAGTAGTTCCATCTGCGAGTTGAACGACTCAAGTTGCTTATTTGCTACCTCGTCGGTGATGCCGTTTGCATCGCGTAGCGCATCCTCGTAAATCTTTATCTGCTCTGATGTTCCCATAAGGGCCTGCAAAGACTGTAGGGACTTGTCAGAGAATCCCATTTGTAGCAGTGTTGCCTTTTGAGTTTCATCGCTCATTCCAAACAACGCTGTTTCTAGGTCTCCAATGATGTCGCCTAGATTGCGGAACTCGCCTTCAGAATCAAAGACTGCTACTCCGAGCTTCTCGAACTCCTCTTTGTTCTTTATTGCCTTTGTCGATAGATCGCGGAGCACGATAGACAACTGAGTACCAGCTATCTCACCCTTGATACCCTGATCGGCAAAGGCAGCAAGTACCGCAACACCTTCTTCCATGTCTATACCGAATCCACGAAGTGCAGCACCGGCTTTAGTTGTGAGCGCGGTTGAGAACTGCTCGACCGAAGCGTTGGCCAAAGTGTTAGCGCGAACTAGCACGTCAGAGACGCGAGTCATTTCCTCCATGTTCGCAATCGCATCGTCGCGGATTGTTAGGCCGAGGGCAGACTGCGCATCGGTGAGCAAGTCTGTAGCGCGGGCCATGTCAAACATACCCGCTTGAGCAAACTGAGCCACTCGAGGCATTGCTGTAATAGAAGCCTCAGCGTCTAAACCTGCACTTGCTAGAAAGTAGAAGCTCTCAGCGGCTTGCTCAGCGGAGAACGTAGTTGTCTTGGCAACTTCCCTAGCTGCGTCCGCCATGTCGTTTCTAAGGGCATCTGATACGTCGCCCATAATCGAAACTGATTGCTGTAGAGCAGAGTCAAAGTTTCCAAACTCACGAATTGAAAAGGCTGCGATACCGGCAATGGCCGTAGTAGCTGCGGCTGCTGTGTTAGCTGCGAACCGACCAAAGTTACCAAGCGATCGCTCTGCGGCCTTTACGCCAGCGTCATTGAACTTGGATACTATGGGGAGATTGATTGCCATTAGAAGTTAATCTTCCTGTTTACCTTGATGATTGTGTTATTGACAATCTCTACGGCAATGCGTATCGCATCGGGTCGTAGTAACCGAAACTTTGCATAGGCGAAACGACCGCCTTTGCCTTTCATTGGGAAACGTTGGTTTAGGTTGCGAATCATTGCGCGACCTCTATTTGTTTGTCCCCTACTGCGCGAGCCACCTAGCTCAGCAAGATAAAGTCCTCGACGCGTATCTCTTGGCTGAACACGAATAGAGACTAGGTGATTACCGGTTTTTCTTGACCGTCCAGGTGTAAAGCTAAGTTTGCCAACAAAGTCACTCCAACCTGTTCGGCTAGTATTACCGAATCCCGACAATGGTGGATCAGTTGGTGGCGCTTCTGCGACCTGCTTTGTTATAGGTGAGATTTTTGAACGCAAGTCTTTACGTAAATTCTTGACTAATGTGCTGTCTAAGGCTCGCAGCTCTTTGATAGCAGAACGGATGTTTTCCGCTTCTATTTTCGGTGTAATCATCCGCACGCTCCTCGCCTATAAGTTTACCGCTTACGCTGTAGACGCTGAGCTTTGAACTCTAGGTACTTACCTAATGTCCAAAACATTCTAGGTTCTAGCTTTGCTAGCTCGTTAGGGCTAATTCCAGTTTCCACCGCCATCCATGCGATGCGCCAGTGGTAGGAATCTTCCCCTAGCGGCTGGAAGCTTTTGGGTCTGCTTCGACTCCTTGAATCGTCTCGACCCATGCATTGAACTCTAGGTTCGTTGCTCCGACCCTTTTCTCTACACTCCATGCTAGGAAGTAAAGATGCGTCATCTTGAATCCGTCGTTCAGTCGAGCAATGCTTATGTCGAACTCAGCTTCAAATGCCACGATGTCGGCTGGGCCGGTAGCAACTACCTTTTCAGTTCCATCAGCGTAAGTTATTTGTAGGTTGGTTTGCATTTAGTTTCCTTATGCTGTTGCGCGAGTTACCGATCCGCTGGTTGGCCAGGTAACGCTAAGTGTAGCTAAGTCGCCTACGTTGCTGGCGAATGGCTGGTACTGGGTTACTAGGCAGGTTGCCGTGTAAGTAGGGTTGGTTGCTCCGACTGCACTGCTGGTTGGCTTGACTACGACGGTTGCCTGAGTTCCCAATAGTGGGAATAGGGTTGCGTCTACCGAAGCAGCACCGAAGTCCTGGTGGAAGTCCAAAGTAACCGAACCGTCCTTTAGGCCACCGATGCGAGTCCTGAAGCCAGAACCGAATGCGGTTGTGTCCTGTTCCTCGGCTGTGATGTCGAGGGTAACTGCGGCCAAACTTGAGCTGAAGTCTGACCCGTTGATCGTGATGCTGTAGTCAGTTGCTACGAACTTGGCCACGAGTTTCTCCTTTATTCTGCGTAAACTGTAACCGCAAAGTCTGCGGCTATGTAAGTTGCCTCACCCAATAATACCGCACCAACGTTTGTCATTTCGACTACGCGCACGTCTGCAACGACTCCGCCGAGGGTTCGGTCGGACTCAATTGCTTCCTTTACGGATGATGCTCCCGAGGTGCTGGCATAGGCATCTAGCCTTTCCTGCGCTCGGCCCTCAGTCACCCTTGCAACGATGACTGAAACTATGAATGAGTAGGTTGTAAGTCCGCCTTGAAATGCCGTGTCGTATGAGACGTTTCCCATCTGCACTACGGCTTGCGGAGGG